TGAGAAAGCCAAAGCATTTGGATTAGGTTCGGTATCACCTGAACAAAGAGCGGCTATTGAAGCTCAGATGAATAGAGGGCTACGCCCTGATATGGCTCCTTTGAGAACCAATCCACTTCCTCCAGAGGCAGTAAGTATTCGTCCACCTTTAGCTCCAGGTATGCGTAAGTGGACACCAGAAACTAAAATAGTTATACAACCTATGAAACCAGCAATACCTAAGCCACAAGTATTTGATATTAAATCAAGTGGTACAACAAAGCCTTTGACGCAAGTGCAAAGGGAACGTATAGCTGAAGAGCAAGCACAGCGTGCTGCAGGTATAAGACCATCTGAATATGAAATGACTACTAAAGAAAAACTTGATATGTTGAAACAACTTCGTAAAGAAGTTAAGGGAGATTAATTTATGGCATTAGATATGAGACAGATAACCGCAAGAGTAGCCTCTTTGCGTTATCGCTCGACTGAAAGAGATGCACGTAACCTAGACGTACTTGCTGTTCGTCAAGGAAAAATCTCACAAGTTTATCCTAACTTCTTTCCAGCTGGTATAGACCAGAACGTAGTAGCTAACTTTATTGACATTGTTGCAAGAGACCTTGCAGAAGTTATGGCTCCACTACCTGCTGTTAACTGTTCAGCAGTAAATCAAGTTTCAGATAGAGCACGTCAGTTTGCAGATAAACGTACAAGAATTGCTGCTAACTATTTCCGTCATTCAGATTTGCAAGTAAACATGTACAACGGTGCGGACATGTACATAACTTATGGTTTCCTTCCTTTCATTGTTGAGCTAGATGAAGAAGCAGGATTGCCACGGATTAGATTAGAAAATCCTATTGGTGCTTATCCAGAGTTTGACCGATATGGTCGTTGTATAGCATTTGTAAAACGTTATACACTTACCTTAGGTGAACTGGTTAGCCAGTTTCCTGAATTTGAATCACAACTTTTAGGCTCAGAAGGTTATAGCCAAAATCTTAATCATCAGATAGAGATGATTCGTTATTACGATAAAGACCAATCAGTTATTTATGTACCAGCAAGAAATAATTTAGTTCTATCAAAGGCAACTAATCCTATAGGCAAGATGAACGTAATCATTGCTAGACGCCCAGGCGTTGATGGTGAGCTTCGTGGACAGTTTGATGATGTATTAGGAATTCAGTTACTTCGTAATCGTTTTGCTTTACTTGCAATGGAGGCTGCAGAGAAATCTGTTCAAGCACCAATTGTATTGCCAAGCGATGTACAAGAATTACAATTAGGCGGAGACGCTGTAATTCGTACAAACAATCCAGCGGGTGTTAGACGTGTTGAGCTTAATCTCCCACAAGGAGCTTTTACAGAACAACAACTTCTAAATGAGGAACTACGTGTAGGAGCTCGTTATCCTGAGTCACGTACTGGAAATGTTAAAGCTTCAATTATTACTGGCGAAGGTGTTCAAGCACTACTAGGTGCATTTGATACACAGGTTAAGTCAGCACAATCTATATTTACTACAGCATTACGTGATGTTATTTCTCTTTGCTTTGAAGTAGATGAGAAACTATTTAACGTAGAGAAAACAATTCGTGGTACCGATGCTGGTGCACCTTATGCGGTTACATATACACCTACAAAAGATATCAAGGGTGATTACTCAGCCGATGTAAGATACGGAATGTTAGCTGGTTTGAACCCAGCACAAGGACTTATCTTCATGCTTCAAGCTCTTGGCGGAAAACTTATCTCTAAAGATATGGCTATGCGTGAGTTGCCATTTAACGTCAACGTCACCTTAGAACAAGAGCGTATTGAAACAGAAGATATGCGGGCTGCATTGATTGGTTCACTGCAAGCTTATGCACAAGCAATACCTCAAATCGCTGCCCAGGGCGGTGACCCAAGCGACATTGTTAACAAGATAGCTGAAGTCATTAGGCAACGTCAGAAAGGCATAGCAATTGAAGATGCCATCAGTGAGGTATTTGCAATCGAGAATCCTCCAGCTGGTGGCGCACCATCGGTCGAGCAGCCGTCCGTCCCCTCTGCTCCCGGCGCTCCAGTTGGAGGCTCACAACCAGAACAACCAATAGAAGCTCAAGCGCAACAAAGACCAGAGTTACAAAGTTTATTAAGTAATTTAAATATGGCTGGAAAAACTAACGCAAGTGTAAGGACAGTAAACAGAAGATAACTTGGAGGAATAGTGACGGCTATTGTTGGAATTCAAGGTAAAGGTTGGGCTGTCCTAGCAGCAGACTCTATGACTACATATACAGATAGACCGTATATAGCAAAGGGTTGCGACAAGATAGTTAAAATTGGTGAGTATCTAATTGCAGTAGCAGGTGATGCTATAGCGGGAGATATCCTTAATAACTTATGGCAACCACCTAAAGTAATCAAGACACAAGACCCAGATAGATTTATGATGATTAGAGTGTTACCGTCTATAAAACAAACTCTAACTGAAACAGGTTATGATTCAACGCCTAAGGGCAAAGACGATGCTGATGCTGGGTGGGATGCATTAGTTTGTTTTAATGGAAAGTTATATCAAGTTAGTGATGACTATGGATATATGCGAGATGATAAAGGAATTTACGGTATTGGTTCGGGCGGTGCATTAGCTCTTGGTGCATTAGTTTCGATGGAAGCTGAAACTAAGACACATGCTAAAGCAACAAGTGCAGCAAAGAAAGCAATTAACGTAGCAATTCAGTACAACATATGGTGCGGTGGAACCGCTAATATTAAAACTCAATTTACTAAGTAGGAGTATAAATGGCAAATGGACGCGGCGGATATCGTCAACCTAGTAATCCAGCACCTGTATCAGGTCCAGGCGCTTTGTCAAAGCGTACTGATGGTGGTGCAACCGAAGGTATGACTCAAGCTCCTAAGTACATGGCTGGTATGAGATACGGCATGGGTGGAAATATGGAACAACAATCTGGTGCTCCTATGCAAGGTACAGATATACCTTCTACGCCATCTCCTATAGTGCCATTAACAGCGCCTACAAGCCGTCCTCAAGAGCCTATTACAGCTGGTGTTGACTTTGGTGCTGGCCCTGGCTCAGAGGCTTTAATCAATATGCCATCTCCTCAAATTAATATTACTAACATCCTTGGCAGACTTGCTCAGTATGATGACTCAGGAGACACAGAGCTTATCTATCGCAGGTTACTAGATAGCGGTTACTAATGCCTAGACTACCGCATCCAGTAGTAGCTCAGACATCTCAAGGTTTATATAATGCAGTTGCTTCAGCTAACCTTTCGCCTGAAGAAAATGGCATGGTTACGCAACTCTCTTATGCATATCAAGAAGGTTTGAGATTAAGCAAATTATCTCCTGATAAAGCTAAAGAAGATTTTGACAACCTAACTGATAATGCTAAAAAAGATGTTAGAGTGTTATTTCCTAATGAGGAATATTCTAAACCTGAACAAAGCTTATTAGGAAAAGGTTTAGGTCTTGCTGGTAAAGCGGTTAGTGTCCCTTACAAATTCTTTGGCTCTCCTTTTCTTGGCACATTTTCAGCTTTAGAAAAATATAGTAAAACTCTTAACACGCCAGCTCGTGTAGGATTCCAAGCTACTACTTTAGATAAACCTGTATTTTCTCAAAACACTTGGTCAGATGCTTATAAAGGTAAAGATTTTTATAACCCAAATGATGTTAAGAACCTTGAAGAAAAATATGGTAAGGCTAATGCTGCAGTTGCAATGGGTATTGCTTCTGGCAAAACTCCAGGTGAAATTGTTAAAAGTTGGGGCAAGGTAGATGCAGAAATAACACAAGCACTTGCTGATTCATTAGATGACCCAGACAAGTTTGAACCTATTCTTAAAGAAACAAAGTTAGCAAGATTTTCTCCTGGTCGTTCAATCGTGCGTATGGTATACGATGAACAACATCCAGTACTTTCAACATTATGGTTCTCTGCTTTTGGTAGACCAATAGAAGTTCCTGGTCAATCTCCAGAAGTTAAAGCAGCAAACGAAACTTATAAAGCTAGTGTAATGGCTAAGCAATCTGGTGTTATTGATGCTATTTATCAAGTGATAATTTCTCCTGATACTTACCTAACAATGGGTCTAAGCAAGTTGCCTGTAATCGGTCCTAAGTTAGCTAAAGCTGCTATTGCAAGAGGAGCCGATGAAGCTGGCTTTCTTGTTGCCGGACAAGGCAATAAAGGTAGAGTATTAGCTGACAAAATATTAGCGGCTAAACCAGAGGAATTAAACCTTACTATTCGTGAGACCTTTCAAAGACCAGATGTATTTGGTTTGTGGCAAAATGAAGTTGGTCCAGTAATTAAGGCATTCACTGAGGCTGAAGGTAATACAGCTAAGGCACAAATATTTAGAAATTTTAGACTTAATTACCCAGAATTTAATGACCTTGCAGTATTTAAACTATATGCAAAAAACAATGTATTTGACGCAGCATCTGCTGAGAAGTTTTTTACCACTGCAGATAATGCAAGATATTTAATTGGTGGAAGACTAGACGGTACTACTTTTTATCGTAATGGCATAGCTACTGCTCGTTCATCTCGTCAGTTTACATCAGGTATTGCTCGTAAAGTAGATGCAATATTTAATCCAACTGTAGGAAATGTTGCTGCAAGAGACACAATTGAAAAGGCTACTGCCGCACATGAACGTGGTTGGGAAATTCTTACACGTTTAGGCGAGGAAGCTGACTTTGGAGTTAATCCAAATATAACAAAATTAATAGACATTGAAAGTGATATGTCTAAAACACGTAAATTAGCATTTAAAATAGGTACAGCAGCTGGCAGAAGCCCTACTAGTGGCGGCATTAAATACGGTGATAATGCTGTTGATACTGTTTCTGAGTTTAGAAACATGGCTGCGTTAGTAGTAGACAGAGATTTTGCAGATACATGGGCATTAAACTATTTAGATTTAGATTCTGCTCAGCAAGTAGTAGCTGTTCGCAACCTTTATGCTGCATATTTTCAAAAACAAGGCTTTGAAGGATTACCTGGCGGTAAAAACTATGCACAAAAAGTATTAGATAGAACATTTAACCACCATGCTGGCTTTGGTGTTACCTCTAAAGTAGAAGTACGTAGAGATTTAGCTGACAAGATGGACCCTAGTGCCCTTGAATGGGAGAATGGTGTTCCATATTTAAGAAACCGTGGTATCACTCATGGGTTCCAGGCAGCTGGAATGATTGCTCCGTTACCTTTTGAAGAAATTGCTGCTACAAAGGCAATGCTTGGCATGAAAGATGAAGCTGGCCAGTTTACTGTGCGAAATGGCATACCTTCTTTGTTTGATGGCATGCACAGAAACTACTTTATGCGTGCAGTTACGGACTCTTGGGCTGTCCTTACACTAGGTATCCGTCAAGGTTTACGAACTGCTATAGACCACTTTACGTTCTATGCATTTATTGCACCTGGCGATGCTATTAAAGATTTTGCAGTTGGAGAATCAAGAAAACTAGGCAAAGTTCTTACTGTTGCTACTGGTTCTAAGGCAGCTGTTGGTCCATATAAGCGTTTGTTTAATAAACTATTCCTTAAAGGTGGTTTAGAGGAACGTCTTACTAAAGGTGACCGTTTAAATATTGTAAAAGACTTACAAAAAGAGATGTCTGAAAAACTTGGCTACGATGTACCAATGCAAGAGGTTAGCAATGTTTTAATTAGGCAAGAATCTGGCAAGCGTGCTTGGGATATCTTGTTCAAAGGTCAAACTGATGAAGCTCAACAAGACATCATGGATTTATTGGTATATCAACCAGACACTATTGACGCAATGCAAAGAAGCGTTAGCGCTAAGTCCAACCTAAGCGGTAGATTTGATGATGAGATTAGAAACCTAACCCTTCCTGAATCTAATGTAACTAAAGCAGTTGAAGATGCTGGTTTAAAGTTAGGTAGAA